CCCTTGATCGTGAGCGAAGCGAACCCATGCGATCAACAATAAAAACCAAGACCTGCTTGACAGGCAGCACGCATCCTACTTGATGTAATAGTGCTGACTGACACCAAATGGGGTCAGTTCAAAAAAAACTATACGAAAGTATACACATCTAAAAGATGAAAAAAAACGCGAGGCACGAGCAACAACAATTTGACTTCATGTCAATAAAAATAAACCCTTACCTGAGTTCGAGGGAATTAGCCTTCGTACTCGAATACAACAAATCAAAAAAGGAGATTCTACAATGCGCTACAGACAAAAAGTATCCAAGAAACGATCAAAAAAAATGTTCCGTAAATCCGCAGGCTCTAAACCCCAAAACAGGGCCGTGAGGAAAATTAAACGCGGTGGTTGGCGTATGTAATGCCCTGTGCTTATCCGCGACCGGGCTACCGGAAAATTTACAAGCGCGGTAAAGTGGGTGAAATATACGTAAAAGAGCCCTGCATGAGACCTTGTGGAATGTGCTGGCAATGCCGATTAGAATTTGCAAGACAATGGGCTATGCGCTGTACGCATGAGGCCCAACTTCACGAGGAAAACTGTTTCATCACGTTAACCTATAACCAGGAACATTTACCCAAGGATAAATCTGTGCACAAAAGGGCTCTGCAACTATTCTTCAAACGCCTAAGAAAACATTTAGAACCAAAGGAGATTCGTTATTATGCCTGTGGAGAATATGGCGATCGGCTTGGGCGCCCTCATTACCATGCTTGCTTATTTGGTCACTCATTTACGGACAAAACGGTTATCAAAGGCCCTAGGGTACGGAGTATTCAGAATTACTTTAAGACGTCTAATAATTCATTTAGTCTTTATACGTCGAAAACACTTGAAAGGATATGGGGAAAAGGATTTGTTACAATAGGTGACTTAAGCTTTGAGTCGGCCGGTTACGTTGCAAGGTATTGCATGAAAAAAATTACCGGACCCCCAGCGAGTTCACATTACAAAAACAAAAATCCTGAATTTGCCCTAATGTCTCGTCGACCAGGGATTGGATTTCCCTGGTTCGAAAAATTCCTAAATGATGTCTACCCTAAGGACTTCACCACGATAAACGGTAAAAAAATGAGACCTCCAAGATATTACGATTACATCTTGGAAATGCGGAAACCATTCCTCTTTGAGGAGATAAAAGAAGAAAGGAGAGACAACGAAAGCAAAAACTTAGTAGACCCGAAAAGACGTCAACAATTAAACGACATTAAACGAAAACAGTGTAAACTCCTTGAAAGGAAACTCGAACATGAACAAAATTAAAATGTACTCTTTTTATGATAAAAAAGCTGAAAGATTCGACACGCCATTCTTCGTATTCGATCAAGTTGGAGCTGAGCGACACTTCATAATGTCATTTCAAAAAGTCGGTACTTTAATGAACACTTTCAAAGACGATTACGAGTTACATTACATAGGAGATTTCACTATTGAAAACGCTTCGTTTGAAAAAACTAAAGGGTCAACTCTTGTGCTTGCAGGTAAAGAAGTTTCTCTCAATCAAAATAATGAAAAGGAATAGATAAATGAAATCAGTTATGTCGCATAATTTCTCTGAAGTCCCCAACGTTGATATTCCTCGTTCAACCTTCAATCGCTCTCATGGCTTTAAATCAAGCTTCGATGCTGGCTATCTTATCCCCTGTTACATCGATGAGGCTCTCCCAGGAGATACGTTCAAACTTAACCTCTCGGGCTTTGCTCGAATGGCTACACCTATCTATCCGATCATGGATAACATGGTAATGGAAACCTTCTTCTTCGCCGTACCGCACCGTCTAATCTGGGAAAACTGGCAAAAATTCTGCGGTGAGCGTGTTAATCCAAATGATTCCATCGACTATACCGTACCTGTCATACAAAACCTTTCTAATGCTGCTAATGAGTCCATATGGGACTATTTCGGGCTTCCCACTAAAGTCGCATCCGCATTTGACTTTAACGCCCTTGTACCGCGTGCATATAATCTAATCTGGAATGAATGGTTTAGGGATCAAAACCTCCAAGATTCCGTAACTGTAAACCGCGATGACGGTCCCGATTCTTATGCAGACTATGAGCTGCTCAGACGCACAAAACGTCATGACTATTTCACATCCGCATTACCCTGGCTCCAAAAAGGCGATTCTGTGGCTCTCCCCCTGGGTGACGAGGCTCCCCTGAAAGGTATCGGTCACTGGTCAACTGGATCCTGGACCGCTTTAAACGCTACCGCACGGCAAAAAGGCGGTATAAATGAAACCTTCAACCCCTATTCAACATCTGTGATCATGGAACAGGATCCGGCCAATACTGGCTATCCAAATATGTATGCTGACCTGGCCGGCGCATCTGCATCAACCGTAAACGAATTACGTCAGGCCTTCCAGGTTCAAAGATTACTCGAAAAAGACGCTCGATCTGGCACGCGATATATTGAAATTCTTAAATCGCATTTCGGCGTCACAAGCCCTGATTCACGACTACAACGACCTGAGTACCTGGGAGGTGGCCGATCACCTGTAAACGTCGCTCCTGTGGCTCGTACGGACTCTGAGCCAGGAAAACTCGGAGCAATGGGTGTAAGTTCCTTCTCCGGCCACGGCTTCGTAAAATCCTTCACTGAACACTGTGTAATTATCGGGCTCGTAAATGTTCGAGCCGATCTCACATACCAAGAGGGCCTTGAACGTCACTGGTCCCGACAAACACGCTATGACTATTACTGGCCTACCCTGGCCCACCTGGGTGAACAGGCTATCTTAAACAAGGAGATTTACATCGATGCTGCCACCATCTCCGCCGGTACCGATGATGATGTATTTGGCTATCAGGAACGCTATGCAGAATACCGCTACAAGCCTTCACGCATTACTGGTAAGCTTCGGTCCAACGATGCTGCTTCTCTTGATGCTTGGCATCTTGGGATTGAGTTTGGCTCAACCCCCACGCTTGACGCCTCCTTTATCGAGGATAATCCTCCCATTGATCGTGTTATTGCTGTACCTGCTGAGCCTCATTTCATTTACGATTCTTATATAAATTTGAAATGTACTCGGCCAATGCCCACCTACTCGATCCCGGGTCTTATTGACCATTTCTAAGGATTAAAAAAATGGAGAATACTGGAATGTTTGATTTCGGACAATCTCACGTAAACGTAGGCCTTCAGGCATGGCACGCGAACAAAGCTGCAGAGCAAGCTTATGAATGGTCTAAAGAGGCTGCTACCACTGCTTATAATCGCTCTGTAGATGCTTACAAAAATCGTTATTTGTGGGCCTCTGAGGATATGGAACAGGCTGGATTAAATCCGATCCTCGCAGCCTCCCAGGGTTTCCAGGTTGGATCTGGTGTACAGGCTCCCATGGCCCAATCTTTCCAGGCCACGGGGATCACGCCTTCCTGGGTCCCTTCAACCTCTGCCAAAGATCGTGCCCAGGCCGAAGAAGCCTCGCAAAATGCAAAACTAAAAGCCCAACAGGCCAAAGAGTCAATCGCTCGTACGGCTGAAAGCCGATCAAAAGCCAATCTCATGCAAACGGAGGAAAAACTTGCTTGGCAAAGTGTAATAAACGCCGAGAAACAATTCGAGGTATTAAATCAGGAAGTGGACTTCCTAAAACAAAATACTCGACTGTCCGAAAAGGAACGGGAAAGAGTCGGACTCGTAATAAAAACGCTTCAAACACAATTAAAACGCCTTGGTAAAATCTCAAAGGCATACGAAGGCCCCGCGGGGGCCTGGATAGGTTATCTAAACTCCATCTTTGGAACCATTAACGCTGGCGCAGGGATCACCGGCGCAGCTGCTATAAGGAGATAAAAAAATGTCAAAGGCATATCGAGAAAAATTCAATACTGAAATCGAGCCTATTACCCCGCCAGAATTGCGAGACTATTCTAAACGTCCAGGTCAAAAAGATGCTGAAGGAAATATTCAATATTTCACTGAGCAGTCCCATAAAGATCAATGCAACATTAATTCAATCGTAGCAAAATACGATAAAACGGGTGTCCTGGTGCACATCAATCAATTCGAGGCTCAATTCGGTGACATGGCCGGTGAGGATTACAAAACAATGCTCGATACCATCCTTGATGCCAAACGCAACTTCTCAAAACTCCCTTCCCATATCCGGAAACGATTTCAAAACAATCCGGAAAAACTCCTGGCCTTCATGGAAGATCCGAAAAACCGTGATGAAGCGGTAAAACTCGGTCTAATCAATAAAATGTGGACAGAGGAAACCGATGGCCTTGGGGAACACATCAAAGAAAAATCCCAGCGAAAAATCAAAAAAGATGAAGCTGGTGAGGCTAAAAAAGCAGCCGAAAAAGCTGCAGAAGCTGCAGCAGAATAAAAAAATGGCGGGGG